TCAGGCGGTCTTCTGGGTGGAGCACACCTGTAGCACAAACTCATTGAGTTTATGGTTTAGCATGGCGATCTGTTCGGTGTTGTTTTCCTGCATCCAGGTGCCATAAACTTGATAGACCATCTGTGCATCAGTATGGCCCATTTGATTTGCTACAAAGTTGGGGTTTGCTCCGGCAGCAAGTGACCAGCATGCATAGGTGTGTCGGGACTGGTACGCTTTCCTGTGGCGAAGTCCGGCTCTCTTTAGCGTTGTTGTCCACGTTTGGCCAATCGAATCGACTGAGTAATGTGCGCCGTAATTGCCATTCACAGCGCCTACGGATGGATTAAAAACAAATGTTTTCTGATCGGGGATCCGCTCTTCGTACTCACGTGTATGAAAATCGAAAGCAAAAGGCGGACATAGCCGTGTAAATTCCATCTGGTCTTGTAGAGCGTGAATAGCGCCATCTACCAGACAAATTACACGGTTATTGCTCGCCTCAGTTTTTGGTGGCGTAAAAAGCCCTTCACTGGTTAGGTTGCGGGCAACTGTGATCGTTTTAGCGACCAGATCAATGTCCTCCCACGCAAGCGCACACAGCTCACCATGACGCATACCAGTCATAATGGCCAGTGTCCAGAAATTGGTAATCTGTCGGGTATTACAGGCTTTGATGAAGCGCGGATATTCTTCACGCGTTAAAGGGTCAGGGCGCTTAATAGATTTCTTAAGCGGTTTAATATTTGCCATAGGATTTGCAGCGATATAACCATTGCTATATGCAAATGTGAACAGGGCAAGCAGATCGCCCATACTGCCGTTGACCGTCGAGACGGATCTGCCTTTTTTTCTCACCTTATAATTCCTACCATTCGCATGGTATCCCGTCAAAAGTTCGTTCCGCAGATTGAGAAAATCCTCCTGTTTCACGCTCCTGATGTTTAAATTTTCCCCCATCATTTCAATCGTTACCCTGATCCGACGCTCGTAGGCTTTGTACGAGCTGTGAGCCAGTTCCGGTTTCTTTAGCTTTAGCCAGGTATCAGCAATGGCTCTGAGAGTGACTACCGTATCCTGAGCTACGGATTCGTTTTTAAAAATCCGGGATTCAGGAAAGCTTGAGCGGTAATCAAACACGCCTGTTTTTATCTGATAAACAATATTGTTTCGCATCTCCCCGGCCATCTTGCGATTTTTTGGTGTGTCCAGTACGCCGAGCGTTTCCCACCTTCTGGAACCGCGATACATAAACCATATCCGTAGATGCCCCTTGTTAGGGGCGACTCCGGTTGGGTATTTCGTCATGGGCTTTCTCCTTTGCTAAATGTCTCTGCATTTAAGCAGATTTTCGACGGGGGATCGCCGCTGGCTGACGGTCAATCCACTTTTCGATAGCCCTCCAGTCGTAAAAACACATCGAGTTATCTCGCGGCTGCCCATCTGCTGCCACATGCTTGTACTCTCGGCCCTCCATCCATGACTGATCACGGGCCGCTTTAATGGTGTTTTTCTTCATTCCGGTGATCGCAATAAGCACAGACTCAGCGACCCACTTGCCCGGTACGAGCTGGATTATATTTTCCATACTGCCTCTTTGGTTGCGATGATGTGGGGAGGGTGATTAGCGTGTGCGGAAGCCGTTGCAGCCCAGCAAGAATTCAATGAGGTAGGCTTTCATTTTTGCATGCCATTCTCGGTCGTTGCCGTTTACCCAACCATCTGGCGGCGTCCATGGCTCGATAAGTGCAGCCATCTTTTTTGCTTTCGCTGCGGTTACCTGAAGTGGATCGTTGGTGTTCTGAGTATCAATCAATTTTTTCATGCCGGTGATAGCTAGGACTTTGAACCACGTTCCGTTTGGTAGGCCGAGGTCTCTGATGCGTTCGCCAGCACGGCGCTTATCGATTAATTCAACTGACATTCTTCATCTCCTTATCCACCACGCGCACGAAGTAGACCAGCCATTGGCGGGCCGGGTATCTGCCAGGCGGCAGCGCGGTGATTAGTTTTGTGTATTTGTCTAACAAAAGGGTGGTAATGCGGTCATACTCTGATTTGGGTTTGCCTTTCTTGGTGCTGATGATTTCCTTTCTGCAACTTCGGGCAACTGACCGCAGGGCGTTTTCAGTCTCCGGCGTCATCGGTCAGCCTTATGCCGGGGATTTTACCGGCGGTGATGGCGTCATAGATGATTTCGTAGATAGACTTGAGCTTGCCGTCATCTTCTTCACCTGCGCGTGCGCGCCATGCAGCATTCATAGCATGAACTGATTCTTCACGCCTGCGCTCTGCTTTGGTGCGAATTGGGATAAAACATGTAGCAACTGCATACGCCAGCATTTCACCCCGACCGCCATCGGCTTCATAGAACGCGACAGGGCAAGCGTTTGTAAATCCATTTCCGATTATCTTAACTTTCTCACCAGGCTCCCCTACGAATTCAGGATAATCCTCACCGTAGAAATTAACTAACTCACACTCACACCCAACCGGCGGCAGGCCTTTACCATCCCATTCAATGCTCATGCCACTCTCCTTTGTTGTTCTGTACATGACGGCTCGCGCTCCCATTCTTCACATGCAAAAGCTTCATCTGCGATATCACACATGGTTAACTCCTGAAATTTGGATGTAAAAAAACCACCGCTTGGGTGGTTTGAATTGATAAGCTTGTACAAATTATCACCATAACTTTAAAGGAAAATGTGAAAACCTTTACGTAAAAGATTACTTCTTGCCTCATCCACATTCAGTCCAATAATCCCAAAGCCAAGAGGGAATTTTGTAATAAAAGGCATGAAAGAAATAAAGTCAATTGCTTCCGGACCAAAGTTTTTCACTTCAAGAATCGAACCGGATGGAACAACAATGAATTTTTTATTGTTCTTGTTACTTTGATAAATGTCTATATACATACAATAACCCCCAGCAATAGATACAGGAAAATTACCCGTAGTTATTTCATCGGCAGTTATTGGTGGTTATTTAATTAAAATAACTTATGATTTTAAGAAATTAGGTTTTCTTTTTAATATATGCCAAAATTTCAAAAGATTAGTTGTAGAAGGAAGGCTGCTGTATTAATTTTACTTCTTTCTTAACTAACAGATGAGGTTAATTCATGGTGCCGAACTTGATAAACATCAGTAGCTAAATTTAACTTTTTGATATCATTAACCAACATGCGGGCAGCGTATTTATAGAACTTATCCAGCTCGTCGATGCTTGACGCTTTGCTGGCCGCTTCGGTGAAATCTTTCAGCAGTTCTTCTGGCATCCGATCCGGTGCCTGACCGCTTTCCGGTTGTGCCGGTTGGGCAGCCCTCTGGTTGATCAGATTGTTTAAATCCTGCCGGGTGCGGGCCGGTGTTACGTCGCGTTCAATGCGTTCTTTCTGCTCGAACTCATCCGGTGTGTAGACGCCCAGAATGACGTCAGGACAGTAGAGGCGCGCCCAGCGTTTTACGCCCAGATAAGCCAGCTGCTGTTTCGGATCGCTTCCCCAAAGTGTGGAGTTACGCACCTGAGCCTGAGATAAAAGAAGTTCAAGGACGCGTGGTTCATCTTCACCTTTGAGTGTCGCCCAGACACGTACGCCGCAGCCTTTCTCGTCGGTCATGTTCCAGTTGGGGGCTATATATTTATTCCCTTTCTGAGAGGTCTTTTCGACAAACTTCCCGATGACATTTTCCCACGGGCCGAACCAGTCGTAATGGAGCCTGTCTTTTGTTGGAGCCATAGAGGTAATAACGGCATTGACCAGTTGCGCCTCATAGCCAAGAACGCCATTAATCAGATGGGTTTTCTGAGCAACGGCGTACGGGTTCATCCCCCACTGAGCAGCCTGTAATGCCACGGCCATGCAATCAGCGGGACTTCCTGCGAGGTGAGCCGGGACTGTGGCGCGTCCCTTAGCCATAACATCAGCAAAGGCCTGTAGCTTTTGCAGTCCTGACGGACTGAAGATGGCCGCTTTGGTCTCGGCTTCGTTAACCGGGGCGTGGATGATTTCGTTGCTCATGAGTGATCCTTTTTCTTCGCCCAGGCCGGGCGGGTGATTTCTTCAATGCCGCCCCAGCTATCAGTCGTGCGGCATTCGTGATAGGTGTCCAGGCTGCGGCGAAACAATTCAAAGCCTGCGGCGGTGTCTTCTTCTTCGAGCTGGAAAACGCGGGTGGGGTAACGGCCACAGTCGATGGTTTCGCTCACGGCGATGAAGATAAACATGGGGTATTCGTTGAAGTGCCGGTAAAAGCCTTCACGGTACATGGCGTCCTGCATGTGATAGCGGAACTCTTCGACATGGCGTGGGAAGCGATCCATATCAGCGACCTTTTTTACATCGACTACCACGGGCTGGCCGTTGAGGAACTTGTCCGGTCGGAACCGGCAAAGCTCGCCAGTCTCCTCGTCGTTCCAGTAAACAGATGCCTCACAATGGCCCTCAGCCTCAAGCAGCCAGCGTGCGGCAGGGTGGGCCAGCGCACTTTCGCGCATCAGCATCAGCTTGCGACCCTGTTCGGCATCCATAACTGTCATGCCAGCGTTTTCGCAGTCTTTCAGGAACTGCTTTTCATCTTCTTTGCCTGCGGTCGTGCGCCGGTTAAATTCCGGGGCCACGATAAAGCGCTTATCAAATTCCTGCGGCTCCAGCAGAAGGCAATGCAGGGCGGTACCCATATCCAGCGCCTTAAGCTTTTCAGTGTCGACCGGCGCTTCCTTACGCCACTTGAAGATCGCCGGATTAATCAGGATATCGTCCAGCTGCGATTTACTGACACCAGCACCGGCGTGGTAATCCTCATTGCTGATATTGAGATAAAGACCCGGTTCCATCACGCCACCTCACCCAAAAAATATGCTTCAACGTAAAGTTGCTTCGCTTTAGCCTGGCAGACAGCGTCAACGAATGCGGCGTATGCATCTTGCGCTTCGTCTGAGTCGAGGCCGACACGATAGGGAGACATAACTAAAGACGGCCTGTAAAACTCCATAGCTGTTTCGGGGAAGCTGTCAGCCAGCTCAGCAGCTTTGGTGCGGATCCATTCATCACGCGCTACCTGGGCAGCCTCAGCATCGTGTTTCGCCTGTTCGTTGCGGTCGTACATTACGAAGCGATTCATGGACGGCCCTCTGAACAGAGCATTTCCCAAAGCTTTTGCAGCCAGCTTTTACGTGGCGGCGGGGTGAACGAAGCGCTGGTCAGGATGTTGGAACGGTTAAACTGAATGCTGTTAATGGCGTGGAAAGGGCGACCGCATGCCGCCCCTGCAATAGCGATTTGCATGGGTGATTTCCTTAGTTAGTGGGTTTCATAACGGAGAGGCCTCTGTGAAGCCGCTTTGTTATAGGCATAAAAAAGCCCGCACGGTGGCGGGCAAATGCGGAGCAACAGTTTTTTTGGCGTAAAAAATCCGCTTCTATCTAAGCTAGAACCTGATGCTTTTTAGGATTATTTATCTTGCAGCCATAGGCCGCTAGCGTAAAATCCCCCTTTTGCAAGGGGGGTGGATATGAAAAACGTCGTTTTGAGCATGTTAGCTAAAATTTCAAAAATAGACGCTGAAACTAAACAGCTTACGGCTCGAGTAGAAGCGCAATCGCTATTGATCAGTGCTCTTGTACTGGCCGTCAGTAAACAGGGCGGTGTCACAGAGATGATCGAAAGCGCGAACAAGGCTATCAACACAGTAATTGAATCCGCTGATTCCGATGATGTCCTGAAAACCGATGCAGCTATTCTTCTTACAGAGTTGCAAGATTTACTCACCATATCAAGAGCTGTAGACCAGGCTGAACCCGTAATAAATCACGAAGGTCTTACCGAAATTACCGGCCTTTCTACAACTTCTTAAATCAGTGAATACTGTAAGCGCCCTTGCAATAGCGATTTGCATGGGTGGTTTCTTTATTCAGTAGGTTGCATATCTGTGCCAGCTCGCAAACCAGCAATGATATACAGGTGTAAAAAAGGCCGCATATGCGGCCTAGTATAGTTAGGTGCCTGCTTTTAACCACATCAGGCGAGGTGCGCCCGCCATACCCCTACAGCGAGATTCCTTGTATCCTTAAATCACCCCTACAGTGATTTGAGAAAAAATGGATAGTATTCTTTCTAAACTGGCATTAGATGCCTGGTACAAGGTCTTTATTTGGATCGGAACATTCGCGTTTATTGCTACGGCAGCAGGTTTACTTCCCAACCTGCCGACAAAACCAAGCCTGCTAATCTCGCTTGGCGTGATTTTTTTTGGGCTTGGTGAATGGAAGAATCACCCTCTTAAAACAATACTTCAGGAAGCTTCGGGGCGTCAGTTTTTGGCATCCGGGCATAAAAGAGCTTTCAGCTTTACTGGCACTGTCCTGTGTATCTTTGGATTGTTTTTGGCTTATTTGGGCGCTCACGATTTTTTCTAAATCAGCGCCGCAGCAAGGGCACTTTCGAGGTAAGGGCAAAGGTTGCCATTTCATACCCTTCGGCAGTTTAAGCAACATACTCACCTCGCTGTCACTGTTTCTGTTTTCTTGCGGAACCCGGCGGCGTACAAAGCAACGTCGCCCAAGCATAGATTGTCAGCACTTGGCTGCGGCTTACTGCGCACGCTCGGAGCGTTCACTGCTTTCAGTACTCGATCGGAGCAGCCAGATAGCGCTGCTTCAATCTTGCGTTCAAAACGCTGCTGCCCGGCTTTCTCAGCCCGGTGCGCTGCTGCACGAGCCAGATTCTTTTGCTTATTGCGTGGCATAGAGCCTCCTGTAATTGGCTTAGGTGATGCAGACAGCCGGGCGACTAACCCCGGTCGCGTACTCATTGCCAAGCGCCTCCGCCGAAGAGGTTGGCTTCTGCCTGCATCCCAAAGCCAACTGCACTCTGGTGGGGTGTATCACCCTCAATCCTGATTGTTAAAGAGCAGTAAGTCCGTTTCGTGTCTGCCAGCGTCCGGCTGATGGGAGTTAGTATCACCATTAGTAATTTTATAGTCAACACTAATGGTGATAAATTATTACGGGCGGTGTTGATATTCATGAATTTAAAGGAAATTTAGTTTCAGGAGTTGTATCTAGGGTGGGAGGGGGCTGGGTAGTAGGCACAAAAAACCCGGCGCGGCGGCCGGGTTGATTACAGTTAAGCTTTATTAGCTGGCGTTCTCGCAGCCAGGCTGGCCGCGATCGATAACTTCAGTACCTTCGATAATGTATCCAAACCGGCCAAAGAGGAAGGAGTAGTTGAACTGAGTGACTACTACATCTGATAGAGCAACTGAGCAACGATTCTTCTCAATAGCTCTGTCAATGGCGGTTTTCACGTTAGGAATTCCTAGCGGGAAAATTACCACTGGGGCGGCGTCTTCAGCCTTCACGCGAGCGCCTTTGACGAAGTTATTCGAGTTCAAATTATAGTTTTTAGTACTGGCAACAGTGAGATCTGCTACACGGTTGCTACATCCGGCCAGCGCCATTACTACCGCAGCTAAAGCTAAAATCTTTTTCACTTATATTTTCCTTTGATTGCAATCGGAAATATCTTAACAAATTATTTTATTAAACTCATCAAAAACATTACAAAAACTGACCTGTTTAAAGGCAAATTGCAGGCACAAAAAAGCCCGCTCAGTGGCGGGCTATACGGGGGTGGAGATAATTGCTCTTTTTATAATTCTTTAATGAACCTAATTTGTAAACTTCGCAGTAATTCGTTGGTTCTAATGAAGCTAACACCAAAATGGTCACAAATGTCAGGGATTTTTGGTTTTGGGCTTCCCTTAGCCCTGACTTCATGAGTTACTATAGTTGCAGATAAAGATTTTGCCTTTGCGATTAACCATGGATCAGCAACGCTCAAAAACGGAGCAATGTTATGATTGTCTTTCTTTCTTGACCCATATTCCGTCTGAACATATTTAGCAATATCTGCAAAATTTCTTTGTGTTGCTTCATCGTCGACAGCTGAAAAAAAGATTTTTCTGTCTTTCACCCAGTCATAAATTGGATCATCTCTATGAGCAATTTCATCATAGACATTTTTAATGCTTAACAATTCCCCGGAATAAAATCGCTCAGATAAAAAATCCCAAAAACCCGGGCATATATCCATGCAGTAATATTCATTTTGAGCTTGGATGAAAATGTTTGAGTCGATGATATATGTCAAAGTCCCAATTCCTTCTGAGCGAATTCATTGATTTTGCTTGGTCGAATGCCGGTTAATCTTTGTGCTTCTCTCAAAAGCAACTTGCCTTCTAATGCCTGAGTCACAACAGCTTTAGCAAAGGTTTCGCTAACTCTCCCTTTTTGAGTTCTTGGGTAAGAACCGCCACCACCGGGAGATTTATCATTGATTTTAGCGACGTAAGATACATATTGACTCTCAGTAATAAGGTTTAGAGTCAAAGCTCTTCTTGCAATTACCCACCGGCTAACCTTAAAGAAGCTGGTCAAAGAGTGGATATTCTGTTCCCAATCGGAATCATCTATCCATCTGTCCTTCATTTTATCTTCCGGCACCAGAAATTCAGCGGCAACAGCATTACACAGTTGCTCCTCTCTAGATTTATTGTTGTGGTCTAGATCGCTTATAGCAGATTCGCCGATCATGAGGTGAGCCAACTCATGGATAAGAGTAAATAATTGCGCGGACTTCGCATCATTGTTATTAATAAAAATAACTGGTGCTCTTTCGTCCGCCACGCAGAAACCACGGAAATCTTTTACATTAATGGGCCTATGAGTGTTGTTCTTAACAACCCCATTTTTCATTACTAAAATTCCATTTCTTTCGACTTCTTTAGTTAATTTTGTAAAAAAATCTTCCCATTTTCCACTTTTAGGCGGAATGCTAACTAAAAGCCGGCTTCTTAGTTCTTTTACAAGGATTGTGTAAGGGGTATTTTTGTTGTATTTTCCAACAAGGTCTGCCTTGTCAAGACCAACTTCTGCAGAATATTCTTTATACCAATCAACCTTTATCATCACATCCGTTAAGGTGTCTCTGAGCTCAAGAGAGATGTCAACATCCCTGCTTCCAATGGTGCGTCGGTCAGGTATAGGTAGATTTTCATCAATTGGTTTATCAAGATAAAGACAACCAAAAGGGATATTGGCGATATCTGCGAATTTTTGTGCTTCAGCAAAAGAAACAGGATGAGAGCCGTCTTCCCATTTTTCAATGAGTTCCGGTTTTTTTTTCATTTTTAATGCAACATAGCTTGTAGAAAGATTCGCTCTTTCTCTCGCCCACGTTAACATTTTCCTGTTTATAAAAGCCTGAGCCATAAATCCTCAATACAAAAAAAATGCCTATTACACACTTTCATTCTTGTGCATCACTGATTTGCCGTCAACGAGTTTGTGACTGAAAAGGCTGCAACTCTGCGACTTCATATTACCCAAACGTCTCTTCCGGCCACTGGGCCTTAACCACTTTGCCGATGATGCGAATGCTGTGATCGCAGTCAATCGTCCTGTATGCCGGATTCAGCGGCACCAGATAGCTTATGCCTGAATCAAGGTCATACTTCTTGAAGGTTGCCTCTGAATAGCCGTTAGCAGCTGCCACGCAGAAATCACCTGGCTCAACATTTACGGCCGGATCAACCAGAATAAGCATTCCCTCCGGGAAGCTCGGGCGAACTCCTTGTGGGGCCGTCATAGAGTGCCCCTTAACTTCAAGCCAGAATGCTTTCTCGCTGGCTTTCTTCGTCGTTGGCACCCATGCCTTAGCATCACTGGCCGTGTAGCTGCCGATTTCAGCAAAGGGGCCGGCTTGCACATGCGCAAAGAGTGGATACTCGTATTGTGGCTTCGCAGCTGGCGAACCCTGCAACGATGCGTACATATCTGCAATTTCCGCCGCAATGCTGGGACTAAAATCTTCTACCGAAACACCAAGTATTTTGGCTAGCCTGGCAGCATGGGCCGGGCCGATAGCATTTGAGCCATTCAGCAGTTGCGCTACGCCACTTTGTCCCATACCCATCCGCTCAGCCAGCGTCTCTTGAGACAAGCCAAGAACTTTCTTTTTGTTTTCAAAAATCGCTTTTAACCGGTTGGCATCAGCGATCTGTTCTGGTGTTAAGGGTTTCTTTTTCATACTGCCATTTTATAACCACGAGGAATAATCACCAATCACCGTTAGTGTTGACTATTTCATTACTATTGGTGATAATAAGTTCTGTTTTTAAGGAGACAATCATGGAAAAACTGCCTTTGTCAGTGTTCGTCTCCCGGAACGGGCAAGAGAAGGCCGCTGAGATTTTCAATGTACGTCAAAGCGCCATCAGTAAAGCTCTTTCATCAGGGAGAAATATCACGGTCACCATCTTTGAAAATGGACGGGTGATTGCTGAGGAACTTAAGCCATTCCCCAGCAGCAAGCGTGATATCCAGGCCGCTTAAGCAGTACCGCTCTTTAAACAATCTGGCTGAGGGTGTTTCACCCCAAACAACAACGTGAAGGCTTACGGCCTTCGCACGTAATTAACTATTCAACATAGAAATCATACGAAATGGAAAACGCAAGTAACAGCAAGTTGATTAACCAGGTGGAGACTGAACTCCGATCCCGGCTGACGCACAAGGGCCAACGCGTTCTCGCTGCTGAAGCCGGATGGCATGAATCGAAGGTGAGCCGATTAAACCTGCGCGATATGGCGACGGTTTTCGTGCTGCTGGAAAAGGTATGGGAAACAAGCCTGATAGCTGAGGTTGCCAGGCAGGCAGTTGAGGCGGTGATAGGAAAAGAAAAAGCCCCGAGCTGCGCGAACAGCTTCGAGGCCTGATGCGAAAAGACTGGATCAATTTACAGGAGTAATTATGAGTTCTTTATCACTGCTTTACAAGGCAAAAGACAAAAACGGCACCGAAACGACCGTTAAAAAAACGTTTCTGGTTCCGCTGAGCGAATTATATGTCGAACTTGGCTATAACGTCCGTGAAATCGATCAGGAACATGTCGCAGAATTCCGCGATGCGTTTATCGCTGGTGAGTTTGTGCCGCCTTTGGCGGTCCAGGTAACAGAGCAGGGCGTAAAAGTTATCGACGGCCATCACCGCTATTACGGCGCGAAGATGGCTACCGATGCCGGGCATGAAGTCGCCAGGCTGGAGTGCAAGGATTTTGTTGGGACTGAAGCCGATCGCATCGCGTTTATGGTCACCAGCTCACAGGGTAAGGCGCTGGCCCCACTGGAACGTGCTGCGGCATATCAACGGCTCAGTAATCAGGGCTGGGAACCTGCGGAGATAGCGAAGAAGGTAAAACGCTCAGTGGCGGATGTGAGTTATCACCTCCAGCTGCTGGAATGTGGCGATGGTCTGATCGCAATGGTCAAATCTGGCGAAGTAGCCCCGACAACAGCCGTAGCACTTTCACAGCAACATGGCGCCAGGGCGGAATCAGTGGCGCTGGCCCAGATGGATAAGGCCCGTGCTGCCGGTAAGAAGAAGCTGACCAAGAGCGACGCCATGCCGCAATTCAGCGCCAAGAAAGCCCGGCGTCTGGTAGAGCTGCTGGTGAATGCAAAATTCTTTGACGAAATTTTGGGGCCTCGTTTGGAATTTAGCCCTGATTACTCTGAAGAAATCAACCGCATCCTGGCTGAGTACCGAGCTGGCATCCCAACTAACGGCGGGGGGGCCGCATGAACCTCGCTTATTCCAACGTAACACCATTACGGCCTGATAAGCAGGCCGCTGACAGACCGGAGGCAACCGGTAAGGGGTTTGCCTTGCTGCACAGAAAAATAATGGAACTGCCTTTCTACAGGACGGATTCTGACGCTGTTCACCTGTGGATACACTTCATCCTCTCTGCCAACCATGCACCCGGACCGGTTAATACCGAGTTTGGCGTTATTTTGTGCAGAAGGGGTGAGTTTGTTACAGGGCGGTACACCCTGGCACAGGAAACCGGTATTGACCCGAACCGGATAAAATACCTGCTGCTGAAGTTCGAAAAAATGGGGATGATCAGCAAAGAATCGAACAAGAAATTTTCGAAGATTCTGGTCACAAAATACGATGATTATCAGCAAAAAGTTGTGCCAACAGATTGCCATCAAAGTGCCATCGCAAACCCGCATACAGCAAGGACTGGCGGGGAGGTAGTGCCAACAGATTGCCATCAAAGTGCCACAAACAATATAACATCTAATACTAACGTATTAGATTCTCGTCAGAGAAATCCCCCTCCTGCTGGCCAGCAACCAAAACCGCAACGACCTGATGCAGCCATTCAGTCACCGAAAGGGGACAAGTGGGGCACTGCTGACGACCTGCGCGCGGCGGAGTGGATGTTTGACGTGGTGAAGGGAGTAGCCCCGTCAGCCAGGAAGCCGAACTACACCGCCTGGGCTAATGACATTCGCCTGATGCGTGAGAGAGACGAGAGGCTGCACCGGGATATGTGCGTGCTGTTCAAATGGGCTTGCCAGGACAGTTTCTGGAAGGGCAACGTCCTGTGCCCTGCAACGCTTCGTGAAAAATGGGTGACGCTGGAAGTCAAACGCAGCAAAGCGATATCCGGCACCGACACCCGCAGACCGGTTCTGGACTTCAACAACACTGACTGGGCAGAGGGGTTACAGCTATGAGAAACGTCGTTACCGCCATTCAGAACCGCGACGGCCAGGCGTTGCAGCAGATGCATGCCGTTGAAAAGCCAAGGCAGCAGGTACCTGAGCAGGCGATCCATATTTTCAATGAGCTATTCCACCAGCTGAAAGCGGCTTTCCCGGCACTGATGGTAAATATCAAAACTCAGGATGAGCTGAACGAGCTGCGCCGACAGTGGGTGCTGGCATTTGCCGAGAACGGCATAACCAGTATCGATCAGGTTAACGCCGGTATGAAGCTGGCCCGTCAGCAGGAAACGCCGTTCCTGCCTTCTCCGGGTCAGTTTGTCGCCTGGTGCCGCCAGGGGGAAGCCAGCCGCTATGGCCTGCCGGACGCGGACGAGCTTTACGACATGGTGATGGAGTACAGCGCGCGCCGTGGTTTCTACGACAGCCCGGAAAAATACCCATGGCAGAGCAACGAGTGCTGGCTGATGGTACCCGCTCTGTATTCGCAGATGCGCTCTATGAACCTGACCCCGGCAGAGCTGCGTCAGAAGTGCGTGAAGGAATTGCGCTCAATGGCTAAGCGTCTCGACTCAGGCGAGAAGATTGGCGCGCCGGTCGCGCAGATACCGAAGCTGCATTGCCCTGTGAGCAACGAAAAGGGACTGGATACAATCGCGGAAATCAGGCAGAAGCTTGGCATGCGGAAGGTGAAATCATGAGCAATGTAACGCAGTTGATAATAGAGCCGCCGCTACGGAGCACGGCGCGGAAACTGGCGCTGTCTGTCGTCAATCTCAGCGAAAAGCCGATCCTGACGCTGGCACAAGCACAGGACACAATTCACGCAATGGGCATGCTGGCCCGCGAGGCGCACGATTACATTATTAAGGCCAATTTTGAATCATTCAATATGGGAGGGTAAAATGAATTAATTGAATGAGAATAGTCTGTTTATAGTGATCTGGCCATGAGGGTTTATTTAGTTACATACGTATGGTCAAATTCTGAATATATTAATCTGAGACAATATTGAGGTGAAACAGAAACAAGAATGTGGAATAACTACCATCAAATTTGATGAGTAATTATTTACTGTCTTAAAAGACAGTAATCTTGGGGAACGGAATGCAGATTGAAACTGTTCAGACTGATGAACTGGAAGGCAAGGCTCTGGAATGGGCGGTACTTAAAGCTATCGGTGGAAGCTGGCCCGAAGGCGTTCACAGCACCTGGGATAAGGCCGGATACCTGATAACCAATTTGAACATCTTCCTGAGCAGCGGAGGGCATAAATTTATGTTTATAGCCTACCTTGATGAAAGGGCACCTTCAGTTGGAAGAAGTTTACCAGAGGCTGTCTACCGCGCTGTAGTTCATTCAGTTATGGGAAGTTGGATTTCTGTGCCAGTATCTTTACTGAAAACTTAAATAACCATAGTGGCACCTGTTATCAATAGAATAATAGGTCCAAATTTTAATGGAGATAAATATGATAGCTGAAATTTCGTCGTTGAATTTACGCAATGACTATCTGGAGGACGTCAAGTGTGCTTTGCTTTTATTGAAAGTGTTCAATATTGAAGGCGGGCATAGTGACCAGGTAATTAATGAGGTGCTTCTAAAAGCAGAAGATAGCTTAAATAAACATTTGGAGACAGCTAACCGGAGGTGATCCGTGCAGGACTTCTGTTTGCACAAATCAACCCTGGACCAGTTCACTCAACACATTTTCGACCTCGTATCATCCGGCAAACGCTGGCGCATCAAAATCACAGAATGGCGTGATCAACGCAGTATCCCTCAGAATTCCCTACAACACTTGTGGTACGCAGAGTTGAGCGCTTATTTGATTAAGCGCGGTAAGCCTTTTGCATCTCCTGAATGGGTCAAGGATGCTATGAAACACACCTATCTGGGATACGAAGAGCGCGAGATGGTCGACGTGGTAACAGGTGGACGAACTCAGGTACAGACGCTACGGCATACGGCAGACCTCGACACGGGCGACATGCATCACTACCTCACACAGGTGGAGGCATGGGCGCTAAACGTGGGATGCAGGCTGACGGTTCCGGCCGATAGCGAATACAACCAACTCAGACAAAAGCAAGTGGCGTGATGAAAAAATACACCCTAATTTATGCAGATCCGCCGTGGACTTATCGCGATAAAGCCAATGATGGCGCGCGCGGAGCTGGCCACAAATACCAGACCATGACCCTGTAGGCACCCCCACCGCCGAAGAACTCCTTTCCCGCTACACGGCTCGCAAAATTCAGACTAAAAAGACGCTCGCTACCGATCCGCGCCTCTGGCTGGTCAGTGCGCTGCTGCCTGAATCACGTGATGAGCCGAAAGTGAGCAGGACCTATCAACACAAAATGTGAAGCTGATATGGAAAACAAGTTATGCGCTAAATGCGCCATACCTCTATCATCTTATAAAGCACATCTGTGCAACGTCCTTTTGAATCACCAATCCCACTGGCTATGGAGATGACGATGAGTGAATTAAAAGCTGGTGGACTGGCGCTAGTGACTGGAGCATTCACGATTGCCGGAAGTATTAATATTGGGAAGGTTGTTACCGTCGAGTTTCTCCTTTCAGATGGTGAAAAATATGTAGCACCCAACGGAAAAGCTTACCATTGTATCTCAACTGGCATTGCTGCGGTAATTACCGGAGGCAGAGTCTACAACGTTGTTACCAAAAAAAATGGCTGGGCACAGGTAAGCTGCAAGCACTTGCATCCTATTGACCGACCTGATGGTGATAAAATTATCGAATTACACAGGGAGCTAATGCATGGCTAAAGGCATTAAGCCGCCGAAGCCGAAAAAGTGCCGTGTCTGCTCTGAGAAGTTTTCTCCCCGTAATAGTCTGCAAACCGTCTGCTCCCCCAAATGTGCAATCCATCTCACAAACCAGCTATCCGATCGCAAGCAAAAGCGCCAGGAGAAAGCGGAACGCGCGGCGTGGAATAAGCGCAAGGCCGATGTGAAGCCGTTAAGCCACTGGATGAACATGACTCAACGTGCATTCAACGACTATATCCGGGCGCGGGACGGGGAAATTTGCATCAGCTGTGGGAGAACGATGGCGATCGCTTATCACGCCGGGCATTACCGGACAACGGCGGCGGCATCACAGCTCAGGTTCAACGAAGACAACGTCCACAGTCAGTGCTCAGCGTGCAATACGCATCACTCCGGGAATATTGGGCCATATCGCATCAACCTTATCGAAAAAATCGGCCTCCATCGAGTCGTAGCGCTCGAATCTAATAACAACCCTCACCGATACACCCGCGAAGAACTGGACGCCATCAGAGCGCGTTACAGGGCTTTGCTTCGTGAACTTATTAAGCAAAGAGAGGCAGTATGAACCTTGAAAGCGCTATTAAATTTCATTCACCAAAATCACCTCAATTCACTGATTCACCACGCGCAACCGCCTCTGAAGCTCTAACGGGCGCGGATGTTATGGCTGCAATGGGAATGGCTCAGAATCGCGCTGAAATGGGCTACAGCGCGTTTCTGGGAAAGATGGGAATCAGTAAGCAGGAAAGCGATCGGGCGATCAATCTGTTAACGAAATATGCTCTTGAAACCTGCGACAGGGTTGCAGCCCTGCGCAAACTCGAAAGTGATATTAAACCAGCGGTCGTGCAAGTGCTCGCAACTTATGCTTACCTGGATTATTGCCGCAGTGCTGCCAGCGTTAAACCGTGTGATTGGTGTTCCGGGGTTGGCTTCATTGAAGCGGAGATATTCACAATAAAATCCCCGTTGGCGGGCGGCGTCAGGCGCAATATCCGGGAGGTAGTACGGGTGAGGTGTAAGCCATGCGATGGGCGTGGCATCGTATCTGCGGCCTGTAATGACTGTTCCGGGCGCGGTAAAGCCCTGGACAGAAAGAAAACTAAAGCCCAGGGCGTTCCTGTTATGGGCGATTGCAAACGATGCTCCGGTCGAGGTTATGAGCGTATACCTTCCACAGACGCCCACCGGGCAGTCTGCGAGGTTACTGATTTGCTCAGCCTGGACACTTGGAAGAAAAGCGTTAAGCCTTTTTACGACTCGTTGATTGGCAAGCTGGAGGTTGAGGAAGCGTGGGCAAATAGCGCTTTGCGCAAGGTGACTGCATAGCACTCTACATAATTGTTCGTTATTTTATCGCGAGCTATTTACTTTTCCCGAAGCTGTGGTAAATTCGCTCTAACGATGGCAGTTGTGCATCCGTTAAGAAATTTAAGCCCTGGCCTAACTGCCGGGGCTTTTTTGTTTCTGAAAGCATCCAGTTTATGATGTTGCCATCAGAGCAATGCTTTTTATTATGGCGATGTGCTTAGCGCAAAAAAAGCGCCATTCGTTTCCAGAAAGGCGCGAGAAATACAAATCTAACAAGATATCAGCCATCTTTCATAAGCTGACTTTTAAAATATAGACCTTTCTGGTTAAGCATGTGTTCATTAAAGGCAATTTAACTTTCTTTAGGACAGTTCTGCCTCTGAGAAGGCCTGCTGATGCGGGTTTTTTATTACTGGCCCTGTTTTATTGTACTACACTGGCACCAGTGGTGAATCCCCCTGTGCGGCGGGGCGTATCAGTTACCGTTCTACTGAATGGCATTAGTAAACAAGTCACGCAAACTTCTGAACTGGGAAGTTTACCGGGAGGCACCCGGCACCACATTATCAGCCAAATCAAAGTTACGGGTGGCTTTCAAAGATGCTCACCTGAGGTGTTTAAAGAAAATGGCTGGTCTGGACTGTGCTTTAGCACAGTTGATGATATCTCTTGTGCCAGGCAGAATGCTTATAGTTTAAGTGTTGTAACCAATGGTAGTAATCGACAAAAAGTATTATCTCTTTCGTGCTCTGAGTGAGAGGATGGAAAGGTGAAAAAAATATCCCCACTTCATTAGTCATTGAAGACAGCTTGGGTGAAGCGGGGGAGCCAATATGGCCAACACCAGGGAATACCCATAATAATAATGTAGAAAATAAAAAAATAAAATTTTTTTGATTCAGAAAGCCCGCGCCTGCGGGCTTTTTTTGTGTCTGCGATTTGTATCCTCAAAACCAGCCTTAAGATTTTCCTCCTACTTTCAAAAAATTAACTAAAAGCCGCCGTCCTGCTGACGGCAGGAATCAAATGTATGCCGCCAGAAAAGGATCCGGGCTTTTGGGCCAGCGTACTGCTGTGGCTCTACAGCCACAAAACAGAATGGGGATATGCCGGAGTAGCAGGCATGTTTTCACTACTACGCAGTGCTTATGCAAAAAGCTCCTGGAGTAAACGAGTACTGGATGCTGTTTCATGCAGCGCCCTGGCATTCTTTGCCGCACCCACGCTTCAGGTAATTGGCGCATTACTCAACTGGAACGTACCGGACGCGGCCGCGCAGGTGTTCGCGATCTATATCGGCTATATCGGCAACGACTACATCAGCGCCAGGCTTCACAGCTGGATAGCCACGAAGACGGGAGGCACGAATGAAAATCAGCAATAACGGCATTAACCTGATCAAGAAATTCGAAGGCCTTGAGCTGAAAGCTTACAAAGACAGCGTGGGCATCCTTACTATTGGCTATGGCCACACTCACGGCGTTAAGGCTGGTGACGTAATCACCGGCCAGCAGGCAGATGCATTTCTGCGTGAGGATGTGCACGTTGCAGAGCTGGCGGTTAACGCCAACGTGAAGGTTAAACTGACACAGGGCCAGTTTGATGCGCTGGTGTCGTTCATCTTCAATCTTGGCGCGGGCAACTTCGTTAAATCCACGCTGCTGAAGAAACTCAACGCGGGCGATTACGCCGGTGCGGCTGATGAGTTCGGCAAATGGGTTAATGCGGGTGGAAAGCTGCTGCCCGGCCTGGTTAAACGGCGTGCTGCTGAACGTGAGGCCTTTAACTCATGAACCCGCTAACGCTAATCAAAAACTTTGGTCCGGCCATCGTTATCGGCCTTATCTGCCTGGCGCTCTGGATGCTGAACGCTCGCAGCTCACAGCTTGAGGCAACCAATCAGCGCCTTGAGCAGCTGGCTAACAGCAAAGACGACCAGATTAACGATCTGCGTTCTAAAAACGATGGGCTGGCGGCAAGTATTGGCGACTTAGTTAAAGCTGTTAAGCAGCAGAACGACGTTGTGTCACAAGTTATAGAGCAACGTGCAGTAACAGCACAGCAAAACAGGAAGCTACAGAGTGAAATTGAACTTTATCTTGCGGCAAATAAGTGTGCTGCCTCTGCTGTTCCCGCTAATGCTGCTGACCGGTTGCGCGAAGCAGCAAAATCCGCTGGTGGAGTACCGGACAATCAGCCAGCCAAAGCTTCCGATCCCCGCTGAGTTAACCAGCCCGATTGATGCACCGACGGTGCCGGACAATATGACATTCGGCCAGGCGGTTGAGCTGTCCGCAGAACTGTACGGCGTTATTGAGCAAGCCAACATCGACCGGGCAGCCATACGGCGACTTCAGAAATAAAATATCCATCGCCGGATATTCATATTGAGCCGGGCAAGAAACTGCGCTAAATTCTCCAAAGATGAAGAGCTATGCCCATTCGGGTCTGGCTCTTTTTTTGTGCCCAAAATCAGCTCTGACAGTTCATTCTGCCAGGGCTTTTTTGTGCCCGCAGTAAACGCGCGCACCGCAATGCGCTTCCAACCAAACCGAATCCGATCCCTTTGAAATGAGCCTTTGAGGAAGTCAGTTTAGTGCTGGCGAGCCTTCGGTGGGCTGATTTCCATTGCGGCAAAGGTTCATCTCAAAGAAAGGAAATACGCAATGCAATATCCAGTAATCAGCGAAGTAGAATTCCATGGTGATCGCCTTACCACTGTTCGGGAGGGGGGTATTGATTATGTGGCGATGAAACCAGTTGTCGAAAGTATTGGCTTGGATTGGGCTTCCCAGACAGTAAAACTGAATAAAGACCGAGAGAAGTATGGGTGTTGTGATATCGCAATACCTTCAAGGGGCGGAATTCAAAACATGCTCTGCATCCCTATTCGCAAGTTAAATGGCTGGCTCTTCAGCATTAACCCGTCCAGGGTGAAAGCCTCCATTCGGGGAAAACTGGTCGAATATCAGGAGGAGTGCTTTGCCGTCCTGCATGACTACTGGACTAAAGGCGTGGTAATTAACCCCCGCAAGCAAAGCATCATGGAGGAACTGAACCAAGCCTGCGCCGACATGAAACATGACAAGAGAATCGCCAGCATGTTTGGCACTGGACTCAATGAGTGGAAAGGCGTTAAAGCTGGGCATGTATCAAAGATCAGATCCCTGGTGAACGAAGCTAACGAGCTGATCAGCTACGTGCTCGCCGAGACAGGAAAGGGGAAGATCACTCGAACATGAGCAAATTAGGAGGCTCTGGAATTGGAGCCTCCTACCAGAGAGCCACTTTCACAACGGCTCTCAGAAAAGCGGGGCCATGCCCCGCAAGTAATTATCCTACCTTACGATAAGAATAAACATTTTTGATGTGTAAATGAAAATACTGCCCCTTTGAGGGGGCAGAAAGCAGGCCCTGATGAATGCTGGCGGGTACCCCACTGTACTGATATATGCCACCGTTATGAAAGGCAATCTCAAGGATGCTTGAGGAAGCATCGTAACCTACTGACTGAAGGTTTGAAGATGAAACAGGTTGACGATTTAATTATGGACTCTCCATTTTATGGCAAAAGCGCCAAAGAGATATTAGAACATTTTAAGAGTTACAGATTTGTAGACGATCATGGTCACCATCTTGAGCTATGCAAGGATTTTACTGAGCTGGTAAATCTGGCTGCACAAGCCAGAGCTGAGTGACCATCACAAGGCCCATTTGCGAGTGGGCCTGATGATGAATCCACCGGCAAGGGATAACGGTTAGCCACGCTGTGAAGTGTCGCGAAGCTGGCAAGGATTGAAAGGGATGCTTTACTGTTAATACCGTCCAAGTGGAGATGCGTTATGAAACAGTCAAAGCTCGCAGAATATTTAGAACTTACCGATGAAGAACTGGAAGAGATGGGTTTGGATGAGGACGATATCTATCCGGATGAAGGCAACTCTGGTGAGATGATTTATTCATACTATTTTAACGTGCCTGAAAATACTCCAGATCACATATTGGCAAAGAAAGGCTGGTCTTTGGGTCAGCGTGTAGAGATAGATTTAAGTTATTTTGATGATCAAGAACAGCCGCATGAAGAATAATTAAGTAAGCCGCCTCCGGGCGGTTTTTATTGGAACTAATATGATCACAACCCCGAATGCTCCGGTAATCGGGGCGAAATCATTCAGCGGTATCTGGGTGCCAGGCGCGATAAGCATAGGCAAGGCGGTTAAGGCTGGCATTAAAGCTATCGACCTGACAGCGCAAGCGCTGGATAGCCGCGTTGCATATAGTGGTCCATCTCATCTCTACTGGGATGCATCCGGTAGACTCGCTACCTCTGCTGCTAACGAATGGCCTCTCGAATACCAAAGTGGCGTAATCATCGGCAGGCATCAGCCGGAGCCGGCCAGTACCAATATCCAGGTAAATAACCGCGCAACAGCGGTATCTGGCAATGTGGCTAAGTCCAGTGATTACACGCTGATGCCAGACCCGACCGGTGCGCCTGACGGTGGAGCGATCGGCCAGGTGCCAAACACAGCGCCTTACTTTATGGTGACTCAGGATAACGGCAATGTTCAGCTGGTCCCGCTGACGCACTACGCGCTAACGGATAAGTGGACACGCTTCACTTTCCCGGTGACGCCAACCCAGGCGAGCCGATGCCGGATATGGGTAGGCCGCAATGGTGATGACCCATCAGGCAACCCGTTCCTGTTTCTTACTCAGTCGGCAAACATCGCTGTAGCGAATTACGTGTTCTCATGGTTCGCCAGGGCAAGCAGAGACGGCAGCAACTTCCCGGCAGGTATCGGCATGATAGAGACCGGGAACTATCCATACGCCACGTCGCCGATCATTACTGAATCATCATCAACTGTTACCCGCGCTGCTTCATCTGTAACTGTCCAGAGAGACGGTAACGCCAGCGGCATCAGGATTCACTTTAGCGACAACACCAACACCACTATTTCATTTAACGGTGCCGCATCGGTAACCGTCCCGTTTGCTACTACTCACTGGGGCGAGAGATACATGACGCGCATTGAGTACGAGGCATAACGATGGCAACCGAGACAATCACACTCAACGATAGCGAATACATCCAGATCACCGATGGTACCAATAACGCTTATATGACCGTTGTAAGCTGGCCTGGCTTCTCTGAGGTGTGCTGGTCGGATTCACCGTCAAAGCCTGCTGTTAACGCACCTGCGCACGATGAGACAGGGAAGATAGGGTTCACTGCACCTTTGCATGTATGGGCAAAGGCCAAGAGAGGTAGCGCTCTGATAAGCATAACCCGCTGGAGCTCGTAGGCTCTAAGGATAATCGGCTAAAGTCACACAAATGAAAAGTATTTAGTATAAATAATATACAGGGTGGTACGATTAGTCTCATTCATAAAAAAGGTTAGATACCATGTCTTATTTTAGCCGGGTAATGGATCAAATCTCGAAAATCACCTCTGACGCTATGTGCCCTGTTTGCAGGAAAAAATCAAAGCAATCCATTACCAAAATATCCAGAGAAGAGGTAGTGGTTTGCCCTCACTGCCATGCCAGGTTCATTGTTCATGCGTAGCCTTAAGCATCCCGAGGCCGAGATAAGAGCGAACACGTCTCTTTTCACCTGTTTTGGGAAAAAGGTTAAATATTACAGGGAAGTCAGGCATATCAGCCAGGAAACTCTGGGTGGAAATGCTCATCTGGACAGAAGCTACATAAGCAATATTGAATGCGGTAAATGTAATCCTTCACTTTTGACAATGAGCAAGATTGCAGGGGCACTAAACGTAACTATAAGTGAGCTGATCTGCATGTCTGTGAACTGAATTAAAAGCCTTTGTTACGTTGACCGCCTTCGGGCGGCTTTTTATTGGAGCCAGCATGCCATCAGCAATCCCCCGTTCATGTCGAAAACTTGGTTGTCCTAAGACAACAACGGATCGCGCCGGCTATTGTGATGATCATCGCAATGAAGGCTGGCAACAGCATCAGCGCGGGCAGAGCAGGCACCAGAGAGGATACGGTAGTAAGTGGGACATCATCCGTGCCCGCATCCTGAAGCGTGACCGGCACATCTGCCAGCAATGCATTAAGGGTGGAAAGCCTGTACCGGCATCTACAGTAGACCACATCAAACCCAAAGCTCACGGTGGCACTGACGATGACTGCAACCTGCAATCGTTGTGCTGGCCGTGTCACAAGGCTAAGACGGCGACAGAGAGAAGTCGTCAGGGCCCCCATCAGCAACCTAGTGAAATGTAAAGAAATGGCATCAAATGAGAGTCATTCTCATCAAGTCAACCGAGGGGGAGGGCGGGTCAGGAGTTCAGAGCCTGCGCCCCAAAGGACCGCCGCCTAAGTTTTTCTCGCATCGCCGCAGGTTAGAAACCTTTTTTATGGGTACCCCCAAGGTACCACTCTCAGTGGAGTTTCCCCATGCCCGGACCACCGAAAACCCCGTCACACCTGGTTTTGGTGAGGGGGAACCCATCTAAGCGACCGGTAAACCAGAATGAACCTAAGCCAGAGAAAGGGGTACCCAATACTCCGAAGCATCTCGACAAAATGGGCAAGTACTGGTTCCAGCAGATTGCTCAGGAGCTTGACGGTATCGGCGTGCTTACTCAGCTCGACGGAAAAGCGCTTGAGCTGCTGATAGAAGCCTATACCGAATATCGCCGCCATTGCGAAACGCTCGATACGGAAGGTTATACGTACCGGGTGGAGACACAAACCGGCGACGTAATGATAAAAGCGCATCCGGCAGCTGCGATGAAATCAGATGCCTGGAAGCGCATTCGCGCCATGCTGTCAGAGTTCGGTATGACCCCTGCCTCGCGCAGCAAAGTTAATGCTGGTGGTCCTGATAAGGTCGATCCGCTGGAAGAATTCCTGAAAGCGAGGGACTGATGGCAAAGGTTGCAGACGGCATCCGCTACGCAGAGCGCGTGATAAGCGGCGAAATCGTTGCGTGCAAATATGTGAAGCAGGCCTGCGCCCGGTTCCTGGACGATCTACAGGTCGGCGAACAGCGCAACGTTTTCTTCAGCGAAAGCCGCGCGCAGCACATCCTCAATTTTTATAAATTTGTGCCGCATGTCAAAGGCGATCTGGCCGGTAAGCCGATTGACCTGATGGACTGGCACATCTTTATCCTGATTAACATTTTTGGCTTCGTCGTGCCGCAGATAAACGAGCTGACGGGCGAGCAGGTGCTGAACAGTAAGGGCAAGCCGGTAATGGTGCGCCGTTTCCGCACGGCCTATAACGAGGTGGCGCGTAAAAATGCCAAATCAACGCTCTCCTCCGGCATCGGCCTGTATATGGCGGGTGCAGACGGGGAAGGCGGGGCCGAGGTATATTCCGCCGCCACCACGCGGGACCAGGCGCGCATCGTTTTTAACGATGCAGTGAACATGATTAAGCAGTCCCGCGCCGCGCTGGGCAGACTGTTCGATTACAACAAGCTGGCAATTTTTCAGGAGCGCACCGCCTCAAAGTTTGAGCCGCTCTCCAGTGATGCCAATAACCTCGATGGCCTGAATATCCACTGCGCGATCGTTGATGAGCTGCACGCGCACCGCACCCGCGACGTGTGGGACGTACTGGAAACCGCAACCGGCGCCCGCTCGCAGTCCCTGCTGTTTGCCATTACCACCGCAGGCTTTAACCGTGAGGGCATCTGTTACGAGCTGCGCGATTACGCGGTGAAGGTGCTGAGCGGCGTGGTGGATGACGACACCTTTTTCGGGATCATCTTTACCCTGGACGAGGGCGACGAGCCTTTCGACGAAAAAGTGTGGCAGAAGGCCAATCCGGGCCTGGGCATCTGTAAGCGCTGGGACGACCTGCGCCGCCTGGCGAAAAAGGCACAGGAGCAGGTTTCCGCCCGCAACAACTTTTTCACCAAGCATCTCAATATCTGGGTCAGCGCCGAGTCGGCGTGGATGGATATGGTGAAGTGGGAGGAATGCTCACCGCTGGCGCCGGTGCACGAGCTGAAAACGTACCCGATGTGGGTCGGCGTGGATCTGGCAAACAAGATTGATATCTGCGCGGCAGTGAAAGTCTGGCGGGCGCCAGCGGGGCACGTGCATGCAGACTTTATGTTCTGGCTCCCTGAGGGGCGTCTGGATCGCTGCTCCCGACAGATGGGCGAGCTGTACCAGAAATGGCGCGACAGCGGCCACCTGACGCTGACGGACGGTGACGTTGTGGATCACGCCGTTATCAAAGAAGACCTGCTGAAGTGGATCGCCGGTGAAAACCTGCGGGAAATCGGTTTTGACCCGTGGGGGGCAACTCAATTCAGCCTCTCACTGGCGGAAGAGGGCGTGCCGATGGTGGAGGTGGCGCAGACTGTGCGCAATCTGTCCGAAGCCATGAAGGAAACGGAGGCGCTGGCCTACGCCGGGCGCCTGCACCACAACAATCATCCGGTCATGACCTGGATGATGAGCAACGTTACCGCAAAGACCGACAAAAACGACAACGTGTTTCCCAATAAATCGACGCCAGAGGCAAAAATAGACGGCCCGGTCGCCATGTTTACCGGGCTCAGTCGTCTGATCCTCAACGGCGGAGAAGAGCCGCAGGACTTAAGCGGCTTCTTTGATAATCCGATAATGGTAGGTTTCTGATGAAAGAGAACAAACAGCCCGGCAAGGTGAAAAGCGCGCTGCTGAACTGGCTGGGCGTACCGATCGGACTGACTACCGGTACGTTCTGGCAGGAATGGATGGGCCTCAGCAGCAGCGGAAAGGTGGTATCGACTGACAAAGCGATGCACCTGTCCGCCGTCTGGGCCTGCGTCCGGCTGCTGAGCGAGTCCGTTTCCACGCTGCCGCTGAAGATTTACGAGCGCCAGCCGGACGGATCACGCAAGCCAGCCACGTCGCATCCGGCCTATCAGGTGCTGTGCCGCCGCCCGAATATCGAAATGACGCCGTCGCGTTTCATGCTGATGGTGGTTGCCAGCATCTGCCTGCGCGGCAATGCGTTTGTCGAAAAAAAGATGATCGGCAATCGTATGGTGTCGCTGGTGCCGCTGCTGCCACAAAACATGGTTGTAAAGCGGCTGGATAACGGCAATCTGGAATACACCTATACCGAGGTGCAGACGCAGCGCGTCATTCCGGTAAAGAACCTGATGCACATTCGCGGCTTTGGCCTGGATGGCGTCTGCGGCATGATGCCGATGATGGCCGGGCGTGACGTGATCGGCTCCGCAATGGCTGTTGAGGAGTCGGCGGCCAAGATATTTGAGAACGGGCTGCAAAGCTCCGGATTTCTGTCAGCAGAGCAGGCGCTGGATAAAGATCAGCGCGAGCGGTTACGCGGCTACATGCAGGCATTCACCGGATCCAAAAACGCCGGAAAGATTATGGTACTGGAAGGCGGGCTGAAATATCAGAACGTCACCATGAATCCCGAAGCCGCCCAGATGCTGGAATCGCGCGCATTCAGCATTGAGGAAATCTGCCGCTGGTTCCGCGTGCCGCCGTTTATGGTCGGTCATGCCGATAAGCAGAGTAGCTGGGCTTCAAGCGTTGAGGGCATGAACCTCCAGTTTCTGACTAACACGCTGCGCCCGCTGCTGGTGAATATTGAGCAGGAGATTTCGCGCTGCCTGCTGGACGGTGACGAAGACCTTTTCGCGGAATTCTCTGTTGAAGGCCTGCTGCGTGCCGACAGCGCCGGGCGCGCCGCGTACTACACTACCGCGCTGCAAAATGGCTGGATGTCGCGTAATGACGTGCGCCGCCTTGAGAACATGCCGCCGATTGAAGGTGGTGAGCTTTATACCGTCCAGTTGAACCTTACCCCGCTGGAAGACCTGAAAGCCAACGGCCAGGCCGCTCAGGCCGCGCAGCTGCGGAAGCTACATAACCATATTTTCCCCGACATACCTTTTGAGCAATCCCCGCTGAAACAGGCGGCCTAGGAGCTAATCCCATGACACTGAAAAGCCTTCCGGAAGCACCGGCGGGGCGGCCTTCTGCACTCTCAAAACGGGATTTGCCGTCCGCCGCAATGGAACGCTGGAACGGCGGCATCAGGGCCGCGAACGCTGACGACAACAGCATTTCTGTTTTCGACGTGATCGGCGCCGACTACTGGGGCGACGGCATAACGGCCAGCCGCATTGCCGGTGCGCTTCGCTCGATGAACGGCGCGGACGTCACCGTCAATATCAACTCGCCGGGCGGCGATATGTTTGAAGGCCTGGCGATTTATAACCTGCTGCGCGAGTACAAGGGCAAAGTCACCGTCAAGGTGATGGGGCTGGCAGCATCTGCGGCTTCCATCATCGCGATGGCCGGTGACGATGTACAAATCGGGCGCGGTGCCTTCCTGATGATCCACAACTGCTGGGTTTATGCGATGGGCAACCGTCACGACCTGGCGCAAGTCGCAGCGGATATGGAGCCTTTCGATAAGGCGATGGGCGATATCTATTCAGCGCGCACGGGCCTCAGCATAGAGGACGTGGCCGCAATGATGGACGGCGAAACCTATATCGGCGGCAGCGATGCGGTGGATAAAGGGTTTGCCGATCGCCTGCTTTCCGCTGATGAAATCGCGGACGACGACGACAGTCCGGCCGCCGCGCTGCGCAAGCTTGACGCGCTGTTAGCAAAGACCGACACGCCGCGATCCGAGCGTAGAAAACTGCTTAAAGCTTTATCCGGCAGCAAGCCAGGCGCTGCTGCCGTTCCTGAAGGTATGCCGGGCGCTACCGACGAAATCAATCCTGAAAATATTACACAACTTCAAAACGCGCTGGCCGCGTTCGGCAAATAAGGAATCACCATGTCAGATGTAAATGAGTTACTGAAAAAAGTCTCCGCGAAGCTGGTAGAAGTATCCGGTACCTTCAGTCAGAAGGCGGAAGACGCGCTGAAAGAAGCTAAAAACTCCGGCCAGCTCTCTGCCCAGACCAAGGACGCCGTGGACAAGATTGCCACCGAGTTCAACGCACTGAACGAGGCGAATAAAACGCTGAAGGCTTCCCTGGGCGAGCTTGAGCAGCACGTCGCCAACATGCCGCTGGCAAACGCGAAAAAGGTCGTCGAGTCCGTGGGCCATACCGTGATCAGTTCTGAAGCACTGAAGGCATTTGCCGCCAGTGTGGAGGGCGGCAAGCGCGTCAGCGTGCCGGTTAATGCCGCGCTACTGTCAACCGGCGTTGCCGACGGCGTGGTTGAGCCTCAGCGCCAGCCGGGTATCGACACCGCGCCAAAACAGCGCCTGTTTATCCGCGACCTGATTGCACCGGGCCGTACCAGCGCGCCGGCCATTTTCTGGGTACAGCAGACCGGCTTTACCAATAAGGCCGCCGTAGTGCCGGAAGGCACGACCAAGCCGTACAGCGATATCGAATTCGCCACGCAGATCACGCCGGTACGGTATCAAATGGCTTGCGCATTGGCACAAGCTTGCAAGTAGATGATGGAGTAAATATTGATGGTGTACAGACTGTCGCAGCGCAGACAGTAAGGGGCTACACGTACTATCCAGCATCTACTACCTACCTGGGCGGAAGCAACGGGGCCAGTCAAGGTTTGCATTTCAGATGGAATGAAGATTCGACTTTTTCAGGAGCAGGTTCCTTGATCGTCAACCCGGGGCTGGGAAATGGCGGCTTCAGGATGCGCTTTATTAACAAGGAGAATACTGCAAATACGGGAGTTGTCAGTTTTACACGAACAGGCGGAATACAAGCCTCTGACTATATTATGTCGCCAAATCAGCTGTGGTCCTTGAACGGCAGGGTTAAAATGTTTACGGCAGTAGCTACAGGATATCTTGAGCTAAATATAGACGGCGGTTCTTACGGGATTAATATTTTCGCATCTGACGAAAGATTAAAAAGTAATATCGAAGATGCAGATAAGCAGGTCGCATATGAAGCAGTGAAAAATGTAAGGCTGCGTTCTTTCAACCTTAAAACGTTTGCAGAAACGGAGGGGGATGGCGATAAATGGGAGTTTGGATTCATTGCACAAGAAGCACGTGAGCATTTAAAAGGCTCAGTGATCACAGACAAATTATCTTATCTTCAGGTCGACCCATTAGCGCTTTGTGGATATTTAATCGGCACTGTGCAAGTTTTACAGGATAAAGTAGAAGCCCTGGAGTCAAAAGTTGAAGCTACTGAAGTGAATATTTCTGAATTACTGAGGCGCATGAAAGCCATTGACGGGCTCGACGCCTGACCCTTCCGGCAGTTGCCACCGCGCCGCCACCTCAATCACTGTATATAAAGACAGTAAATGGAGAATGTATGGCACGCAGAGATGATATCGGTACAGCTTACCGCGAAAGCATTATTATCAGCCCGCTGGGAAGGCGGACGGTTACAACAGTGGACTTTGTCAGGACTCTGGCGAAGTACAATCACATCTGTACGCTTAAAGAAGCCAACATCTGGATTGAGCACTACCAGGAAAGCTTCAAAGACGTTTCTACGGAAGAAGGCGAGCGCCGGACGTTTCAGTTATTCAACCCCAATAACGGGGAGTTATGACGGGGTTCTCTTCACCAGCCACACATTACGTCGGGTCGCGCCTCGACTCGAATGGCTGTTCATCCATCACCCTTCCGCAACGTTCCACGTCAACCACGATGGCCTGAACTATATAGTTGACTCATCTCTAAAGCGTGGTTAAGGAGATGAATTTGATATGAGCCTTTCGGGCAGGTGGCGATCGGAAAAATTTTAGGTGATGCGATAATTAATCCTATCGGGGAAGCACTGGAAGATTCTTTGTTGGATGAGGTGATTGTCCGCGGAGTGGTCATAGTGACGGTGATATCAGTAGTGAATGACAGGCGACCGTTTTAACAATGGTTAGCGCATTTTAAAAAAGCCCGCACAAGGCGGGCTGTGTTTGCTGTCTGACAGTCTTTTTTTTGCCCGAGGGCTGGTTTCCCTGATGTTATATTATGTTATCGGCATCATTCGTTTAGCCTTGAGGGCCCGCCAAAAAAAGCCCGCAGGGGGCCGCGGGCCAAAAAGTAAGAGGTTATCACTCATTGGTTCTTCTTCGTACACTTTAAATTTATGCATAAATCTGTTTGAATTTTGTGCTATAGATCATTTTTCCCTGTACTTAAGAATAGTCTCAAGCTTTTGTAGTGAAGAAAAATATGTCCAGAGGGCGGGCGCTCATTACGCCAGATGATAAAGCAATAGAGGGCGGTATGATGGATGAGATTACCGTACTGGGTGTGGTGATAATGACGGTTATGTCAGTATGGGATGATAGGCGATCGTTTTAACATTAGCGCGTATGTCAAAAAAAGCCCGCAACAGGCGGGCGGATCTATGGCTGGTATAGAACTAAGTCTAACAAATTTATAAACAGAACATTCTCAGAACCACACTACGTATGTGTGTAGCCAGGAGAATATAGCCTATAACAGGCTCAGTAATTGTAAGGATTTAGCAAGTATTCAAGAAACAAGACAAAACGCCAATGATTTGGTTTAGATTGAAAAAAATCCGGCGTAGGGCCGGAAAATTTAGCAGATGAACAAAGAAATTCGTGGTGGATAATACGCCAGGCGACAGTAACTTAGCTAAAAAAATAAAGCAATTAAAATGCTTGAGTTAGAGAGGCCAACTTCGCTGTCGATCGGGATGCCGTACCTGTTGAGCCTGAATAGCATCAGAAGGCGGCCAGAAGACTTTGAGGACGATTTTAAGCTTATATGATGTGGATAGCATGGTTACATGCGCCCCAACCCACAGAGCATCTCACAAGCTTAATTTTGAAGTAGCACACCTGTAGCACAAAAAAATACCGCAAAGCAGCTTAAACCAACTTAACGGCTGGCTCCTGCCTTGCGGTATATCTCTGTTAAAACCTGAACCAGCCTGAATCAGCCTAACTATATGAAACCATAGTCCATTATGATGAATATGCAGGTGTAGTAAACGCAACGCGCTATCTGAGTGACCCATTTGGCTGGCGAGGCGTTTATCCAGCGCCAGCAGATGGGGGACCAACAGGTGGGATCGGTCCGATCTCTGCTTTTCATTACGCCATGACATTCCTCCCTCTTATAGGTTTTAGCAGGGAAGTGCATATCTGCATGCCAGTGCTTGCCAGTGGCAGGGGAGAAAAGTTTACAGCAGGTGAGGTAACTCATTGTTGAAATAGGCGAGAAAAACCAGACAAGCAGCTCTCAGAGTGTTAGGTTGGTCGCTCGAAACATTTTTTTGAAGGTAAAAACTATAAATATTAAATTCAAATGTCCGGCATGCCACGGATGTCAGTACCGCTTCTCAATCTATAACATCACGCCTAAAAACCCCCATGGAGCCAACTGCATTTTTTGCAGATCTTCTATGACGGTAAGCTACAAAGTCATCGCAGGCTGATATCCAGCCAGTTTTGGCCCGGGTTTGTTCCTGACAGCGATCGCCTCTACCCTACAAACAGACCGATCGCTTCCCCATTCTGACATCCTCTCCTGACTCCCCATTCCGCAGCCTCTCGCTGTGGGCATTCCTGCATCTCAAAACTGCCCAACCCTCGCAGATTCGTACGAAAGGCTGGGCTATCGTGACTTTCCGCTGGAAAAAACTTGATCGACCCTGGAAAAAAATAATACTGTATATGCATCCAGTATTAATTAAAGGAAATGGTGGTTATGGTTATTTATGCAGCGCTTTTAAAACTCCTGGACTGCACCCTGACAACACCCGGGCAACCCGGCGGGCCAGCTGCTTTTCTTGTTCAAGCAGAGCAAGGGCTTGCGCGCGGCGCGCTTTATAACGGCTCTTACAGGTACCGTTAGGCTGATGTTTTTTCCAGATGATAGTGGTCATAAAACCCCCGGGCAGGAGCAATTTAGTAGGATTTCCAGCCGCTTGAATTGCCGCAGACTGATACGTTAGCGTCAGAAATTTGTCCGACATTAAAAACAATAGCCATAGTTATTATTAATATCAATAGGTATTGGCGCTATAACTTTTGTTATTAACGTAATCTATTGTTTTAAAAGGATTAATTATTTTCTTAACGCTTTTTTTACGCTTTATTCTGGCGATGTTATTAAAAGCTTTACTAATCTATTCAGTTGAATCAATGCGCCAAAGCCTCTGCGCAGATTAACTGTTACAGAGGGCGGGTTTTCGCGAGGATAAGCTGATGATATCTGTGCTGCACAGAGTGTCTGGAGGGCGTTACAAGGAAACCATTCTGCCAGGGCAGGATGTCAGTACTTATCGCCTTAAATCACGAATCAAAAAGATTGCAACGCCAATCAGTTCTGACTCTTCCGACAACTCCACGGCGGGGAGTCGGGGGTCGTCGACGGTTAAAAAACCATTGGAGGGACCTTCAAGATAGCGGTAGACAGAGATGCGTGAATTTACCCTGGCCATCACCAAATCTCCAGATTCAGGTGGTACGTCAGTATCAATGATAATAATGCTGCCTGCGGTAGCCTCTGAACAGCCGCTATTCCTGTCCAGAATGTAGGCGCGCCAGGTTCTCTTCGCCTTTACACCATTGGGTGCAGAGACTATCTCTCCTGTTTTGCCTTCCGGCCCCCAAACAGGGATAGTAGTACCACTCTTTACTTTTTCCACAGCGCTGAGGGAGGATGCTCCACGCATCTCTCCTTCGCCGCTGGCCAGCCATTGCACGTTGACATCCAAAGCCCTGGCGATATCAACAAGTTTGCGAGACCCCTCAGCCTCGCCTTTAGTCAGACGCCAGATCGTAGGTTGTGATACGCCCGATGCTTTAGCTAAAGCACCCTGGGTGATTCCCATCATGGACATAGCCATGTTCAGTCGGTAGGCGAGTGTATTCGGTTTCATATACCAGAATTTATAGCGACGCGTATTTTTCGTCAAACACGCTTTGCTATTGCCATGTTTAATAACCTTTGCTATTAATTAAGGTGTGCTGATACTCAAGCGGATAAAAAATCATTCTCTCAGGCTATCAGCAACCCGCTCTTTATCAATCTGGCCGCCCAGTCTAATCGCTGGCAACCCTTTACCAGGAGAAAGCGTAACGGTGCTGACTTTTTCAGCACGTTGCGCGAAATCAGTACCGTTTTGAAATTAGCAGGTGTTAAAGAAAAGTGCCGTAAAGTTCTTGCATCCTGTGCTTCAATTACTGTGTAAGGGGGAACATACAATGCGCAACATTAAACGTTTACTGGAAATGTGGGGCGGCTGGGCGGCGACAGAACAGAGCGGTGTCAGTTATTCTCACATCGCGGCTGGCTTTCGGGGTTTAATCACTTCAGCGCCTTCCAATCGACCCATCTGTAGTGATAACGACGGCATGATCCTCGACAGCTGCATCAGCAGATTGAAGATTGATCATCCGGAAGAACATGCGTTACTGGTTGCCCATTATCATTATCGAATTTCACTCCGTTCGATTGCCCGCCGACGACATTGTGCTGACGGCACCATTCGAAAAGATCTGCAAACAGCGGAAGGATTTGTCGAAGGGGTGCTGAGCGCGCTGGATATTGAGCTTGAATGTGAAAATAATTAATTCTCCCAGCTAATCAGTAAATCTTTTTAAATTCAATAAGAAAAAAATCAGGCAATTGCTTATTTTAACTATCGATTGATAATTTTTCTAAAAAAAGTGGCTGCGTACGCAAATTCAGTTCTAGTGTGTTAGAAAGGAAATTTAGACCGCCAGGATTAAGGCGCTATTCATTTTCACCGGGGAACCTTTCAAATTTAAATTCCGCAGTTGCGGTTATTACGATGACAGGGGTGAGAAATGAGTAAGATAATTGATATATTAGCTTTTGAAGAAGGTTATAAAGAAAAACCATATATTGACACAGAAGGTTATCCAACAATAGGTTGCGGGATCTTAATAGGACCAAAAGATACGCCGTTGTCTCATTATCAATTCAGCCTGCCCAGAAGCGTAGGAAACGTCTGGATGCAGCAGTTACTGGATGAAAAAGTTAAACAAATTAATAACCGACCTGTGCTGGTGGCAGCATTGAAACAGTGCAATTCCGTCCGGACCGATGTGCTTTACAGCATGGCTTATCAACTTGGCGTTGACGGTCTGGCCGCTTTTAAAAATACGCTTTTAATGATCGCCAACGGTAATTTCGAAGGGGCAGCAGAAGGTATGCTGAGTAGTCTTTGGGCGAAGCAAACCCCGGCACGAGCTAAACGTCACGCTCAGGCGATGCGTAGCGGAACTTATGATGCATGGCAGGGGGTTATATGAGATTCATTATTTTTATTCTGTTTGTGCTCGCAGTGATATTTATCGTCTGGCGGATAAGCCGGGGCGGAAAAATTGAGATTGTTGCTCATGCCAGACTGCTGTTTAAAACCTGGTCTGTCTGGTTAGCTTCTGCGGGGTCGGCAGTAGGTGCGTGGGTGCAGTCATTTCCTGATTCGGCATCAAATGCCTGGGAAGGGCTTCCTGAAGATGTTAAGTCTTTTATTCCACAGCATTTTCTCGGATTAGGCGCGGCATTTATGGTGGCAATGGCAGTTATTGCGCAATTTATCCGGCAGAAAAAATTAGTGAAGGAGCTGCCAGCGGTAATCGCGGCGGCACCCATAGCGGCACCAAAAGCAGTAACCACGGCGGCACCCATAACGGCGCCAGCGGCGGCACCAAAGGCAGTCCCAACAGGGAGCTCCACTCCGCCGCCAGAAGGCTCCACTCCACCGCCTGCGGCGGAGCCGCCTCAGCCGCCAACCACGGGAGATAAATCATGAATACGCTTTTAAATTTATTTGGTGGCAGCTGGCATATCGTTGCCGGTATCGGCGTCGCGGTGGCAGCAGTGGCTGCCAGCTGGTTCGGCGGAAAAAAAACCGGCAAGGTGCAGGAAAGAGCACGCTCAGATGTCAAAGCCGCAAAACTTGAATCCGCACAGATTTCTGCCGTAGCCGAGAAGCAGGCAAAAAATATCGAGGAGGCGAAAAATGTTCAGACCACTAATAATGCTCTTACTGACGACGACGCTCGCAATAAGCTGCGCCAGTCGGGATTCAACAACGAACAATAGTCCGAAATTAATCGCCGATTCATCTTGTACGCTTTTTTTTCCAATCCGAACCTACGGTCAGGATTGGAAGTTAATGGACATCAGGACGGTAAAGGAAATCAATGTGCATAATGACATGTGGAATAAAGTCTGCGCATCCAATAAGGATAAAGTGAAATAACCACATCTATGGAAGGGGTGGTGTATAAAAATAAAGGATGATCCAAATAAGATAAATTCCCTTAATAATTTAATTAATGATGGCAATTTGCATGTGCTTATTGTCGCGGAGGTTATTATGATTGAAGTTAACTCTTTTGCTGAACTGAAAACGACTGCGCCAACGAAAACAGGCGATCTTGCCAAGCTGCGTCGTTATTATAATAACGATAACTATTATCGTGGAGGCGGTGATTTCGTAGGGTATGTTACCACTACGCCCCCTGCTGATAATGGCGGTACTATTGCCGTGGGTAGCGGCTTTTACTGGCGGCGTGTGGTCGACGATCCGGCGGAAGTTCATCTGTTCCACTTCGGCGCAAGAGGGGATGGCGTAACGGACGACACCACCGCGGTGAAGAACTGTCTGACCTGGGCGCAGAACTATAACACCAGTATGCGCGATATCGCCGTGCGTTTCCCAGCGGGTAACTTCCTGGTGAAACCGATTGATATTTCAGCAACTGAAATCCCGTTCTTCTACATTTATGGGGATCACAACCCCCATGGCGGCATTCCCCGCACCACGATTGTTTCCGATAAATCAACATCGCCGGTGTTCAAGGTTAAGGCTCGCCGAACCACCATTGAAGGGATTGCCTGGAACGGTCAGACCTCGGCAGATATCAACACCAACAAAGGGGCTATCACCGCGTCGATGTGTTCCAACGTGCAGCCGTTCTTTGAAAATACCATCGTTGCGGGACAATCCGTGCTGATTGACGGTTTCCGCGCTAACAACTGTGGTGGTACGGTAATCAAGCTGCTGGATACGCTGGATACTAAATTTAACCAGATTTATACCACGACGACCTACGGCAGGGTATTTGATGTGGGCTGGTCAGGTACAGCGAAAGGCGTTTGGGATCACTCCACTGCCGTTGAGTTAACCAATGCTAACTTCCAGTACAGCTACGGTGATGCCTGCTTGTATATGCCGCGTGTGACTCAGGGCGTGATCCACAACGTATGGATCGAGCATTCACGTTTCCCCGGTAACTTAAGTGAGGGGCAGTGGATTGTCGATGCGCTGAGCGTGGAAGACTGTCCTAACCCGCTGGATATGACCAACAGTCGCGTGCAGCTGCGCCAGATTAACCTGCAGTCCGGCAGTAACCTGAACCTGAATTATGATGACGCAAATAAATGGCTGTCCATTTATGAGTATGGCTGGCGTCGTGAGGAGAACTACGGTATCTCGCTGAACGGTTCGATTCGCCCAGGCTGGTACTCAGGCTATCGCGTAACGAACAACACCAGCAGTGATAAGTGGTTCAAGCTGGGTAAAATCAACTTCCCGAAAGATAACCTGCAGTGGATCTTTGAAATTGTTGGCAAGCGCAGCACGGAAGCGCTGAACGTTACGGCCGGGAACCCGACCACTTCGACCGGTTCCTGCATGACCTGGCTGAACGTCTCCCGCTGTTGGGATGGCATTTACGGCGATATCCAACACAAGGGGCTGCCATCCGTACTGGACGTTAAACTGAACCGCCTGGGTATCACCTATGCTGAAGTCTTTATTCAGGTGAAAGCCAACAGCGGTGATACCTCATTCAGCCTGAAGGCAACCGGTCCAAGTCGCTTTGATTCAGGTGAGTGCTGCTTCTTCCTGCCAAGCCTGACAGAAGTAACGGATACCAGTACGTTAGGAACCACGGCGGTGAACGCCCGCATGAGCCTGCATAACGGACTTGCAGGTGTAGGAGCTAACGAGAAAGGCGTGCTGACGGTGGCCACCACCACTGCAACAGCACCTTCGACCACGACGCCGGCAGGCTATGTCACGGTCAATATTAACGGTACAGACCGTAAAATTGCTTACTTTTAGCCAGTAATATGGCTTTAGCCGCCAGCAATGGCGGCTTTTTTTTGTATTTGTGGGGTTAAAAAAGTGTTAATGAACTTCTCGCTATGCGCAGGGTCACACTAATGAGTACTTTTTTAACTCTAAAAGGATCAAGGCATGAGCGATAACGAAGAACGCAAATCTCCGACCGAACATTTACGTGATGTGACATCGCAGTTAAAAGAAATGCGCCACTATGCACAATCCAATACAGAAACGCTTTCAACCCACTGGCTGGCGTTCGATCAGGGGGAATACAAACATCAGGCGTTTGCCGAACGCATCAACGATCTGCTGACCCAGCAGGGCGGGCTGCTTGATGAGCTGGATAAAACTATCCAGGATATTGAGATCGAAGCTAACCGCATTGATAACGAAGCCTGACGTCCATCTCCTGTCCCTTATCAGGGGCAGGATCCTCCTCCCCCCGTTTGGACCCACATCAGGCACAACCATCGTTACACCACAAACTCAGGACAAACGCGGTTTCTGCCGCTGCTCTTGGCAATATAAAGCTGCTCATCTGCAATTTTAATCGATTCGTCCAGGCTGGTGGCATCAATAATATTGAGCGTACTGATGCCGATGCTGACCGTTACGCTAAGATCCTGGTCGTTAAAAATGATGCTGTGCTGCTCAATACTTTGCCGCAGTCTGTCGGCCAACAGCCAGGCACGGGGCAAGGAAATCCCTTCGATTAACACCAAAAATTCCTCGCCACCCATCCGGCTGACAATCGCGGTTTGCAGAAGTGTCTGGCGGATACGCTCGGCCGTTTTTGCCAGCACATAATCACCTGCTGCATGACCCCAGGTATCGTTGATACTTTTAAACCGATCGATATCAATAACAAACGCAGCGCCATAAAAAGCGTTTTCCCGCCGCGCCGCCATAGCATCCAGTTGCGCTGCCAGTCCACTGCGCGTGAGCGCGCCGGTAAGAAAATCATAATCAGCACGTCGGGTGATACGCGCAATGAGCTTTTTATTGGCCGTGCTGCTAAGCGCCACAATCAGTGGGCTGATGGTCATTGCCGCCACGCCCAGCCGTGCCGATGCCAGACTGTCGATCATAAAAAAATCATCTTTGCCCTGAATGGTCTGAATGTTGCCGGCAACCAGAATAATTTCGGCAATTCCTGTTAACAGCGTCAGTACGCAACTGATAAACAGCGGATAACGGATGGCGCACCAGAGCAGGGCAGGCAGAGGGAAAATCAGGCTGCCGCCGCCCCCAACATAAATTCCGACGGCCAGTGAAACCACCAGCAATGCCAGCGGCATTAGCGAGCTTTCCTGTAGATCTTTACTTAGCTGGCGCAGCTCGTCGCTGCGGGGCACGGTAATCACCACCGGTAGCAGCAGGATGGAGGTGGACAACTGCTCGCAAAACCACGAGATCCAGCCTTTCATCAGATCGTCATGAAAGTAGTGCTGACTGGCCGTTGCGCCAAGAGCCGCGCAGACGGCTGCCCCCAGAAGCGAGGCGGGGAAAACGCGGTTTAGTGCCTGGAGCCGCCGCGGATAAGGACTAAAGTAGCGGGATAAAACGACGGCCATTCCCGTGATAATAAACGAAAGATTAGCCGCGTCCATGCCCAGCGAGGCGTTCAGCGGTGTGCCGAACATCACGTCGGCTATTACCATCGCAGCATAGATTGCCGGAAAAGTCAGGGGGGTGGAAAGCTGTGGAAAACGGACCAGCAAACCCAGCAGGAAAGCGTTACAAGGCCAGAACAGCGAGAGGGCGGCATTGGTACGGCAATATAAACCCAGCGTGGCTAAAAGTAAGGTGATGATAAAAAGAAAAAGGACCTGGTTTTTGTATTGGCTTAATGGCATTTCTGTTGCTCAAGTTTTATTCAGGGCAATGCTGGCAGGAAGCGACGCTGACAAGACAGAGGCTGGCTGCGGGCCGGAACAGGCTTAACGGTGTTTTAAGTGCAACTGTTTGAACCATAAAGAGGCGCACGGCCGTTCATCAAGCCGTAACAAATTTTTTTTTACGTGTTTAGCGCGCGTAAAGAATAACTTTGTGAATCGTTAAATTCAATCGTTCGGAAGGTTAATTAACCTTAACTAAGGCGCGTTAAACCGATCGAAAAATCGGAAAATTCACTCTTAAAATTTCCAGTTAACTCGGTGTTTATTGCGGCCAGTTTTGGTTAGGCCGGATTCTTGTTTAAAAAGGTCCTAAAAACTTCAGGGAAAGTTGTGGGGATCGCGGCAGGTGAGGGGAAAAAAATAACCGGAATGATTAGCGCCAGCCTTCGCCGACGCAGCTATGAGTTACCGACAGGGCATCAGAGTTCGTTTTTAATACAAAACGCTTCCCAGGTCATTCCCAGCGCAGCGGCATGTTCACGCAGGTAGGCTTCGATGGCCTGAGCAGCAACTTCTTTATCCGGTTCGGCCAGCTGGATAGCGAACAGCATGCCATCCAGCTTTTTCTCGCGGGTAAACGCCGCGTAAGCGCGATCGGTTTGCATCCGCTGCAGTTGCGGCAGGCTCAGGCCCATCTTTGCCGCATCTTCTTCACTTAGCGTTGCAATACCTGATTTGATGTCGGGGTGGGCTTCAAGGAACAGGGCGGTGGCAGCGGTGTAATACTCTTCGATAGTTTTCATAATCAGTCCAACAAAAAATAATGCGCGCTAGTGTATACGGACGCGAACGAATGAGCACCTCTTTGTCTGCACCTCAGAGGGTCAGGCTTGAATTATACTGGCAAAAGGTTATAACGTACCGCCTGGTCGAGGAGTCGGGAATTGAAAATGAAAAAGTGGATTTTAGCGGGTGCTGTTGCGCTGGCAGGCTGTGCGCAGATACCGAATTACCAGAGCGCGGTAAAAACAGCGCCGCCAGCAAACCTGGTGGGCAACTGGCAGACGATGGGGCCGCAAAAAGGTCTGGTGAGCAAAGACGCTATCGCCAGCCTGATTATCACCGCTCAGGGCGACACGCTTGACTGCCGTGAGTGGCAGCGCGTCATTGCCAAGCCGGGTAAAGTCACCCAGTTTTCCGGGGACTGGGTGAATGTCAATAATGAGGTTCGCGTGATGCCGCTAACCCTAGAAGGCAATGAGCTGCATTATGACAAGCTGGTTTTGCAGCGAGTCCATCAGCCCACCGCCGGGTGTCAGAATGCGCTGGCACATGAAAATGACAAAGTGGTACAGGCCAAAAAAGCCGCTACCGCTAAAAGTAAAACGCATCATAAAGCGATGATGAAAAGCGAAAAGTTCTGA